GCAAGCATCCAGACAATTGTATCTACGAAATTTGTCCATATATTTAAGTGTCCAATGATGGCCATCATCTTTGTAATAGGGTTCACGAGTATACTGTCTCGTCATAAACTGTAACTTATGACTCAACTCTGGCCACAAGATATGATGGCGCAGCAGAGTATCTTGGACTCTTTCAAGTCGTATCCTAAACCCCAGCATGTTATGAAACAATGCGTCATAGTTAAAAAAGTTCTGACCCAAGAGAATCGGAACATTGTAATAGAGATCATCAAGTCTTCTCCAGAGTTCTCTGTTCTCGCTTGGCTTATCCCTAAAGAGCTTGAAACTAATCCCAAACGTAGCCGAATCAGCAAGACCCATCAATAGTGGATACCCTGGATGTGGAGAATACTTCTGGCTTCTATACGTGGGATTCTCGATATCGTCAGACAAAATCTTTGCGCTACGAAAACGCTCAAGATATACAATTAACTCATCCATATCCATGTCGTGATACTTCATCACACGTTCTGGAAGAGCTTGAAGTGTGCCATGTTTCTGCCAATACTTAAACTCATCGCGGACTTTCTGTAAGTCCACATAGGTAGTGATGTTCCGCTCTGTCCAATCCGCCACGCATCTGTCAGGACCATAGACAGGGATCATGTAATGTGGATACGCGAGTGACGGCGCCGACAACAGAGAGCCAGCGTACTTCTGCAACTGTCCTGCACTCGTAGTCATTAGTTTAGGCTCTCTTAACTCCGTCAAAAACCAACCTGCCGCGTCTCCTAAAGCTAGGATAATCGGAGGAGTATGATGCACTAACTCAGCATCAAGATTAACGAAAGCGTGAGCATCGTCAGTGTTTGGAGCACGAGAAGTAAAATAACAATCTGATTGATTGATACCAGCTTCTTGAAGCATCTTGAAGAATACATGACCCATTCCTCCTGAGAAGAGTGTGCCCTTGTCAGAGCCATAGGGTTTAGCTAGGATAACCCAAATGCGAGATGTTGGTGTTCCCCTGGGACCAATATGAGGCATTATGCTGTAACCTCAAGTTCGTCAATCGTAAGAAAACGCTTAAAATAAGTTTCTGTCGTCGCTGTCAACATGTTGACAATCCTACCCGCTTCTTCAAGACGCTCAGCGGGATCAAGAGTACATTCACTTAGAGAGTGGTAGCTCATTCTTATTCTCCTTTTCTCTAAGCTCCCTCAAGAGCCTAGAGAAAAAGAGGCGACCTCCGTAGAAGTCGCGCTCTTTCTGTGTTAGTTCTTGATCAGATTGGTTGAGTGTTTTTCCGTACAACCCGGCACGGCACATTTGTACTGCCGCACTTCATTGCGCTTCTTACCCTGATACTCCGTCTCCGCAAGCTCAACCTCCATCGTTTTGTTGAGCAGCGGCCCCTGATACTTCCACTGTGAAGGATCATCAGGATGTGTGTCCGAGCCTTCAAAGAATCCCGGCAACGTCAGATGAGCTTTTTCGGTTCCTGCAAACTCATCCTGCACTTCTTCCATCGGCAAGCCGGTAGCATGAACAAAGTCAAGGATAATAAAGCCGGCCTTAGAATTAAGACCAGCGAAAATTCTGCGGCCATCATACTCTGAGTTGTTGATGATAGCAAGTTCAGCGTTCAGTGACACAGACTCTCCATCCTTTGATGCCTTCGGACGGAAGTTCTTGACTTGTAGTGTGTACCATCCTGCTGGTACGGGCAATGCTCCAGAGAGTTCTTCTTTCTGATAAGACATTTGAAATGCCATTGTGTACTGCTCCTTATTCTTTGGTTTTGAAATTCAGTTAAAGTTTTGCTAAAGTCGCTCGTTTAGCCTTATGCTTCGCAATCATGTCCATGATGTTAGGCGGTTCGGTAGCATCAAGTAACATTGTAGTCGATGCCGTCACATCATACGTTGGCTTGCAAGTGACTTTATAATTCTGCTTACCGTCAACCTGAATACGGTAAACTTCATTGAAAAGACTGAGAATATTTTGAAGATACTGAGGACTAACCACTACCTTTCCAGTGTATTTGGTTTCATCCTTAGTAGACTCAGCGTTATCCTTCTCATCACGTTCGTGGAAAACAAAGATCATGTTCACTCCAAGTGGTACAAGCTCACCGATAAGATATTCGCAGTACCTTTGTACTCCTACCACAACGTCCCAATCTTTTCCTTTGTATACAGTAGTAGAATTACCTACTCTAATACCCTTGAAAAGCGTAGGAGCTTGTCTGCGAATCTCGTCTTCAAGAGCTTTTACCATAAATGTAACAGAATCAAATACAACAGTTGTTGGAAGAGTCAGACCTTTAGCCTTATTTGCTTTCATTACTGAAAGATCTGACTCAATCATAAGCATTGTCGGTTTAGAAAGAATAAACAAATCAGGTTTACCTTCCAGCGACTCAGCACGATCATCGAAGTCATAATATCTGATCGGACCCGGCGCTGTTGCAGCAAACCAACTCTTCCCACTCTTCGGTACTCCCATAATGGCAATTTTGAGACGCTCTGTGGCGTGTACATCCTCAGAGCGTACTCCGACCATGTTTGCGAAAGGATTTGGTGTCGTTCCCATTAGAGTCCTGCTCCTTTGGAGTTACTTTTTTGCGGTTACTATAGGTGCAGTATCTGCCACTACAACAGCTTGCGCTGCTACCAGAGCCGCCTCATCTGCGGCTGTCTGTACATCTTGTGCCAGCTCACTGGAAGCATGAGCGCGACACTTCTGATACTGCGTTACAGTTTGTGCCTCCGGATTCTCATCCGTCGGCGTGTCAGTAGTAATTGTGACAAGAAAATCCCCCGCTCGCCAGCATTGCATATGATTTGCAAGCATCTGCTGACACTTAGTAATCTGCAAATTCGGCAGACTTGTCACAGGTTCGTATGTTTTAGTTAGTCCCATGTGAACTCTACTCCTTTTGGATAAGATGTAATCATTGTCACTGGTTGACCGTAGTATTCCAACCAAGATTCGATATACTTGGATGTCCTACTAGGTTTGAATGGAAGTCTTTGAATACTGAGAGCTTGAAGTCCAAAACTTTCAGCATCCTCTATCAGAACTAGAGCTTCTTGAGGCTCATCTTTGAGTAATTCTAGCAACTCTCTGACTCTCATGTTCCTTCTCCTGCTTGTTAAAACGTAGTAGGTTTAACAGACTCGGTATCCCATATCGGTAACTTAAGGAAACCATTGTTGAGAGTAGCTTGTTCTGCTTCTCTGGAACTCTGTCTGCATACATCTCTGAACGCACACGTTGTCATGTGCCAGTTTGTGCAAGCTGTTGTGTTACGCCAGAGAGGAAAACTAGCTGCAAAACTTTCTGTATCGAGAATTAGATGCTGTACAGTTGCAAGCATCCTATAACGATAGGCTTCGAGCTGCTCTGACGTCTTCCTAATCGGCACGCGCTTAAACCGTTCTTGCGGTGTGGAAGCTGGTTTCTTCTGAATTAAGTTCATTAGAATCTTCGAGCAGTCACGCTTTAAGAGCTGGTCCTCCGGTACAAACTGCGGAAGAATCTTCGAGAGTGCATAAATGTACCCTGTTGGACCTTCCTCTGTCTCAAACTGCATCCCAGGATCGCCGCGAAAAGCACCCATTGTCTTATGATCCATAGGACAGATGAAATATCCATCGTCTACAATCAGGTCCATTCTACCAGCGAGATAGATTTCAATATCCTCGCCGATGTACAGAGGCACTTCGCCGTTTCTGCCGAAGGAAACTTCTGTACCAAGAACTCTGATCTTCTCGTTCAGCGGTGACATTACAGACGCGTACTGCATTAACAAGCCAGCAAAACCGAACGCGCCGCCGATAGCCTTAAACTCCTTGTGCTCTGAGTGAACATCCATACTCATTTCCTGCCACTCGACCATAGCACGAACAGAAGCCCACTTAGTAACATCAAAGTCAGGATTCTTAAACTCCTGATAGTACATCTCCAGCATCTTATGAAGTAGAATGCCAAAGTCCAAATACCACGCACGTTCTTTTTCTCCTTCTTTAACGCCGGATTTCTTTTGGTAGCCTTGAACGTTGGAGTAAAAGAAATGTTGAGGACAATTTCTAAAAGTGCTTAACATGTGGTTATCTATAACCACAATCAAGCTACCTTTGCTTTTATCGTAGCGTATCCAAGGCAAAGGAGTAGAATCAAGAAAATCTATTAGCTGAACAGAAACTGCTGTCATTGGAAAAGACCTCTCAAACTTTTTAAATTGTAGTTCAACCTGCTTTTTTCACGCATACAAGTTCTGCAATCTGCTTGTTGAGGTAAAACTGAGCTTTCTGCAAATCTTGTAGCATATTGTCTTTATGCTGCGCTCTGGCGATATACTTCACAACCTGCCAGAGCAGTGGATTCGTTGGAAACCAATCCTGTAGCACATCTATAACTTCAAAACGTCCAAAGGTATAGTGTGAAGGATGGTTCACAGGATCATCGCCGAGAAGCTTAAGAGATTCTTCTGCGTTCCTTTTCAACTCGGAATCAGTCACATTCACACGATTAAGAAGTTCAATCAACTGATCGGAAGGTTTTGCTTTTTCCACTGTGTCTCCTACGCTTTCTTCAGCATGGCTGCTATTTTATCCATCGTCATTCCTTTAGCGGCCATGTTCTTGAGCAGCGCCGCTATTTGTTCTTGCGCTTTAGTCTTCGACACCGTGCGAGTTTTCTTCACCGTTGTCGTAGTAGTCTGGTTTACACCTGTTGTTGAAGGTGTTAGGTGAATCTTCACACCAGCGTACCTGTGCATTTTGGCTGTACGACGTTGCTCTTGCTCAGTGCACATCAGCGACAGAATGTTTCGATGATACTCAATACTAAGATCAAGCTCAAGATCGGATAATTCTACAATCTTACGCTGTGCAAAGAGCCAATCCAGACCACTAATCTGTATCTCCCTGGCCCTGCGTCTGTAGAATACCGTCTGTCCTTCAGCATTTTTGTGTTCATATGTCTTAGTGATAACACTCTTAGCCACCGCAATGTCACTTAGACAATTCACACAATACTGCGCATCAATCGTAGAAGCAAAGTGAAAACAAAACGCCTGACCGCATCGAGCACATCTTATTACTGACGTTGGATGTGTGAGATTTAACTCAAGACAGCAATCACATACGGTTACTGTTAGATGGGATTCTTCAATCTCTGTTGGCTCCGCTGGAATATCCGTGTGTGAGGCCTCTTTTGCTGTGATTTCTTCCGGCTCATCCGTCGGCGCAAAGACTTCTTCCGCCGGAGACTCTGCCTCGGCATCTCTAGCATCTTCTTCACCTTCTGTATCAGCTAGATCACCAATTACGAAATCATCGTGTTCTGCCATGCTATTCTCCTTTTTTCACTTGTGGCACAGATACTCTCGGTGTTATATGGTCTCTCAAAGATTGCTTACCTTTGGCCATCTCTTCCAAAGCTAGAGGAAACGCTTCGGGAATCTTATCATCGTAGAACATCGTAAGCAAAGCTCTTACAAGAGCTGACATTTCTACTCTTTCGTAGGCTTTTTTTAATTCATCTTTCTGCCAGTTGTAGATTCTAACTGCGGAAGCTATCGTCTTAACATCTCGATCAGTCATGCTGATTCTCCAAAGTAACTTAGAATATGTTTTCTCGCAGACGGATGAATTTCATGCTCTGGCCTTAGCTGCGGTGGAATACCTTTTAACCACGTATCTCTTTGGTTATCATCTGGAGTTCCATAATACAAGTGATCTGGATTGACACATAAAGGGTTATCGCACTTATGACAAACTACTATCCAACCTGGCGGTTTAAGCGGTTTTAAGTAAGCCATTACTATATGACTTATTCTTACGCCTCTACCATCCATCCTTAGCTGAGGGTACGCAGTACCGTTATACTCTATACAAGGTGATTCTTGCCACTCGAACCATTTCATCATACTAAAAGACATTGTTTTTGACCTCCCCTAAGCCGTTCAGCGCATCGCCGACCATGAATCCATCATACCTTAAGTGTGCACGGTTGTCAAGGGGCAAAAAAAGGCCGTATGCACTTTTGTTTTCAACGACTTAGGCCCAAATCCAGAAAATGGAAGGCGGCCTCCAAGAATCGGGAGCCGCCTACCGAGTGAGCTAGTGTGTACACTCTTACAATACTTCAAGTGTATCACCGTCAGTCCACAGACTTCTTACCCAGTGCGGACTTATGATACAACCGTCTGAAGCATTGTGAGCCATTGCTGCTGTGTCACCGTGATTCATAAACGCGCACCGACCAAACATGCGATTCGTGGGTGCTGGTTCGAGCCGCCAACATTGCGGGCCGCGCTTGGGATCAGTAAATGGCCCTGAGAATGTGTACAAACCTGCTGGAATCGGACCTTGATCTGCAAGGTTACGTGAGTGTATGTCGTTGAGAATAGAGGGATGGCCGCTGTAACCAAAGCCAATTAACTCTAGGTCCGTGGGTTTTACTGCGCTATCAAGCGTAGCAGGTCCGGTACCTGCCTCAATAGAGCGTCTGAAGAAAACGCCCCAGTAGCCGTCGTAGTAGTATCTCATTCTGACTCCTCAAAACAAAGACAGTCGCAGTCAGCCTCGCTACAGTCTTCGGCATAGTTAACGTGTGATTCTCTCATATGAGCACAGTTAGCACAAAGATCAGCAACATGCTCATACCAATAGGGTTCGTCATCTTGTTCTTCGTCGTCGTCAGGATCAGCTAGACCTGCGTCCTGAGGAGAAATGTAATCCGCTGGATAATGCTGCTGCTCCATCAATGCTTCTGCTTCAGCTCTTGATTGTGTCATCGGTTAATTCCTTTGGTTCTGCGAATGGTGGATGTGAATCACGCTTTGACTTTGTTCTGGCATACATAGAACAAGCGAAATACGTTGTTGGTACACTTTTGGTTTCCTTGTGAATCTACTCACCATAAGCAAGAGGATCATCGCATATTATCGGTCTGTTGCAGTGTTTACATCTTACTACCGACTTCGGCATACTGTCTCCTTATGTTCTCGTTCTGTGTGAGAATGTTAGCGATATCGTTGATCGAGACGAACGCGCTGTGCGCTCGCTTGACGGTATCGGAGCCTGCTATCTTGTACAGATAATCGCCCATGCCGAGTAGATTCTCGGCGCCGGTTTCGTCAAGGATAACTCTACTATCCATGCTTGATGGAAGTTTGAAGGATACTCTAGCAGGAAAGTTGGCCTTAATATCCCCGGAGATTACCTTGACTGAAGGCCGTTGAGTAGCTAAAATGAGATGCACTCCGGCGGCCCTGGAGATTTGTGCAATGGTTTTTAAGAGTGAGTGTATCGACGGCGGACGCATTTTACGCTCGATCTGTGCTAAGAATGCGTTATCCTGATCTAGCACATCCGCCAGCTCGTCGATGATGAGAATCTTATACTTGAATTTCTGTTCTTGTTTGAGATCAGGTCTATCAGGATTGTAATAGCCTTCAACCATTTGGTTCCACTCTCTGATATTCCGCACCAATCCACTCATTTGGGCATTTCGTAGCCTAACATCCTCAAGCAAAACCGTAAGCGCGGCTCTGAGGTCAGAAATGTTGTTGAGAACATATTTAACATGCTCAAGTCCCTTGAACAATACGAGATCAAGGTTCTTAGTATCCACAAGGATAAACTCAAGCTCTTCTGGAGCGCGAAACAGAGAAAGCGAGCAAATAAGCTGAGCGGTAAATACGCTTTTTCCCGAATTAGTAGCTCCCGCGACCAGTAAATGCGGCTGTTGAGCAAGATCAGCATAGAGATGTTCTCCTATGGTGGATTGACCTAGCAACAGAGGCAGCGCCATTTCACGAGTAAGTTCCGAGGTCATCATTTTATGCAGGCAAGCGTCAAACTGTATGGTTTGACGGTCTGCACGTGGAATAGAAATAGCAACTTCGCCGAGAGCGCGTTCTACACGAACGGATTCTACAGCGAGAGAGCCTGCAAATTCTTCTTCTTTGTTGAGAATGCTGGAGAACTTAGGCTCTCCGAGAGGTTTGAAGTAGAAGATACGAACCACTGGACCTTCTACCATACGAGAAAAGAGTGCGCTGAAACCTAGCACAAAGAGCTTTCTCGTCAGCGTCGTGACTTGATGCTGAATGAGTGGGCTGTATTGTGCTAGGCGTTCAGATTGTCTAGCTGCGGCTTCAGAAGGAAGCATTTATGACTCCTTCTTGTAGAGATTCTCAAAATACGCTAAATGTTTCTCCATGCAATCTGGCGAATCCTCAAAGTGGCATTCTCCTGGAGCAGTGTGGACAAAGATTTGTTCCAGCTTAAAAGCCTCGTTTTTACGCTTTCTACCGTAAGTGATTGAAGTTACCGAGGTTAGTTTCTTGAGCTTTGACTCAAACTCTCTCATTCTCATTTTTGGACCTCCTTTTTTCCACGCATGTCTTCTCTGTCTACGAAAAGAGCGAGGAACTCTCTGTTACACTCCACAGAGCCACATTGTAAAGAATCGTGTTCTTGAGCTTCTACAGCATGAATGGTATGGAGAATAAGCTCAAATGCCCCAGAAACATGACGTAGCTTGTTCATGGCATGACGGTAGTCGTAGGAAACAGTACGAAGAGAGATACCGAGTTCTTCTGCTATCTCTCGTAGAGGCTTGATGCCTTTGGTTGAAGCAAGAGTTTTGTGGATCATTTCTGCTGCCCGCTTTCTACTTGTGCTCTGAAGCTAGCCGATGCGAGCATCAAGCGGTTGCACGGCGCAAGGT